TTAAGTAGTTATCCTTTACTTCTACTACCCTGCTTACCTCACTACCGCTAATAATGTGTGCAGGTTGTGAGTAGTCTATAGGGGTTTGTGTACTATTCTTATTATCAATCTCCACAAATAACCTTACATCTGCTGCACTGAGGTAAGGCGTAAATCTAACCAAGTATAAGCCGTTTGGAATTGCGCTACTATTACTATCAAACAAGACGGTATAATCTATGTCCTGTAACTGTCCCCCTGCCTTGTTAATATTATAAGACATTGTTAGGGTGTCGCTGCTGTGGTTATATGATATACTTTGGGCTGGGTGGTGGTCGTTGGGAAAGTTCTGTACAAAGTCAAATCCTACCCTGTTCCTGCTATAGTAATTATATAGGTCACTGCTACTAGGACTCCAACCTGTCGCTATATTTCCTTCTTCTAGCTTAATATCCCAGAACTTAATACTTTCATACACTACACCATCACTGTAAGAATTTAACCATAGTATATAGTGGTCAGTGGTAGGGCAGGTAAAGGTCCACACGCAATTACTCTCCATATTAGAACTAGTAAAAAGTAGGTTATCAGATTTACCACATAACCACACTGTAAAACTCTTATCTCCCTGTCTCTCATGTCCCCTAGCTAAGACACCATCACTTTTTAACTGTAGCGTGTATTTCTTACCTGCCTCTAATAATTCACTAGTTACACCCCTATAGTAGATATATCCGTCTTTGTCTTTGCTAGTGTGTAATAATGGGGTAGGCTGTCTAAAATCTATAACACCATTTAATAAGTTCTGACCACCTACACTAAAATCCCTAACAGTTTCCTCAACCCTGCTAACCTTACTTTCTGTCTCGCTAGCTGTCTGTCTGAGTGTGTTAATGTCTCGTGTTGTGGTATTCTTAAGGTTATCTAGTTCTGTCCTTGTCCCTGCTACAGTCTGCTCTATACTACCTGCTTTCTGTGTGAGACTACTAATACTACTTTCTGCCTGCCTAATCTTTCCTGTTACGGTGTCTAGGCCTGTCTTATTTGTCTGTACCTGTGTCTTAATAGTATCTGCCGTCTGAGTTAGTTGTGTTACCTTATTCTCAACAGTTCCTATCCTACCTGTTACATTATTAATACTCTGTTTTGTGTCTTGTACTTGTGCCTTGATTTGGTCTGTAACACTAAATACAGTACTAGGCAAGACGGTAACAGGGATAGTATAAGAGTCTACCAGCTTATCACCGCTTAGCAAGTTAAAGGTAAAGGTAGTCTGTCCTGTGTATGGTAGGGTCTGTGAGTGCTTAAACCTTCCTTCCCTGTTAATTGCAATAAGTCCACCGCTATACTGTATCTTATTGGCTGGTGTATTATCAGAACTAATACTACTTGCACTCTGACCTACTACCTCTATTAGTCCTAAGTCAATGTTTAGGGAGAGTCTGTTATTAGTATCTACCACCGCAACACTACCGCCCCTGTCATAGAGTTTATAGTATGGTGTTGGGTCTAAGTCTCTACCATCCTGTCCCTTTGCTACTACTTGGGTGTTAGTATTACCAATCCACCAAACATTATCAACTATTCTAGGGGTAACACCTGTATCACCTTTCAGTCCTTGGTCTCCTTTATCTCCCTTCTCACCTTTCTCACCCTTACTACCTTGTGCAGGGATTCTAGTATCAGTGCCACCAATCCACCAAGTACCGTTCTTAATCTGTGGTGTACTACCGTCCTTTCCGTCTTGCCCCCTTGCTGGTATCTTACTATCTTTATAAGTGTTGCTAGCCTTATCCCAAATCATCCAATTACCTGTACTTCCGTTGATATAAGGTGTACCACTAGCAGTTAATTTAATTCTGTCTGCTATGTAGGATTCAAGTGTCTTTCCATTGTCTACCCTAAATTCACCACTAAATATATTCTTACCTACACTGATTACATTTAGCCTATGTGTTTCTAGGTTGTAGTCATTGATTCCTTGGTACTGTACAATACTAGGGGCTACTACTGTCTTATCTAGGTAGCCTGTATTATATGCACTGATAATAATAGCTGCCTGTCTTGTGGTGTCAGTCCTATTACCCAGTTGTACTATATTATCCCCCTTCATCGGTTCACTCACACTAGCAGGGTCTTTATCTGTCTTGCTTAGGGTAATATAATTCCAACCGTCACTACCACCTGCCTCAGTACATAGCCTCCAATAATACCTAGATTGTCCTGTATTGAAGGTTTGACATACTACAAAATCACCTGCATTAAATGTCTGTGTAGTTGTAGTTTGGTTGTCTGTATTTTTCCACCAGCACTTATAATCACCGCTTGCAAGTACTTCTACCTTCTCTATGATAGCACTAGCAGGAGTAACTATAATCTGCCCTTGTGTAGCCTTAATTTCGTCTATACTGAGGCTAAAGAAATGTGCTGCTTTGTTGACTGTCAGATTATCTACTACTATATCCTTACCTGTTAATCTCTCTGTATCTACTCCCTTAGCTGTTAGTGATTGAGTGTTGTGTGTTTGAGTGGTTAGGTCGGTTATAGTTCCTGTATCACTGTTTAGGTTTGTGGTGGTTAGTGATTGGCTAGTATGTGAGGTAGTAGTTAGGTTAGTAATTGTAGAATCTGTTGCGCTTACACTTCCTCCTATGATAGTTGTATATCTTAGTTCCTGTCCTGTCACGCTATCTATCTTGCCTGTCTGTGTATTGATAGCCTTTGCACTAACATTACCGTCACTTTCGATATTACCAACTCCTATTAGGTCTCCGCTTATGTCGTGTCTCCCATCATATACCTGTCCCCAAAGTAAGTGAGGCTCTAAGGTACTATTCTGACTACCACCTATACCACCACCTACACCACTTCCACCACTGCCTACACTTTCCTTTTTCTTTGCATAACTTACTACATCTATCATATCTCAATTAGTGTTATCCTCGCTGTTTTATTTCTTATGTCCCTACTAACTGACTGTACTAGGAACTTCTTACCTAGGGTCTTAGATTGATAGGTACTTGTAAAATCTATCCCTGTGTCGTTCATTGTTACCTCTACCTTAAGTCTAGGCCTTGACATGAAATTATAATACTGACTTACGTAATGTTCTTCTGCCTTACCTGTCTCATCAAGCACCTTATTATATATACTCCTCACTGGTAGGCTTGTAGTAGTATTAAAGACACTGTTTAGGTAGACTTCATTCTTAATACCTTTCTCAACTGCCTCACTACTGCTAAGCTGGGTGATAAACTTAAACTCTGTCCCATCATGCTTATTAATATACTTAGTCTGTGCTGCACTAGAGTAGATTAGGTCATTATCCTCAAAGGTTTCTAGTTTACCGTTATCACTCACAATATTACAAGCAAAGTTTTTAATAATGATATTCTCTGTGTGTGCTAAGATATACCTACTATTACTAGTCCACTTAGTAGACCTAAAAAACGTTGGGTGTCTTCTTACAATATTATCCCAAACTAACTGAATAGGTGCAAGTATCTTAAAACTAACTCTACCGCTTAGCCTGTCACTCTGCTTAATTGGTATTGCTGTCCCTTCCTTGCCGTCTAAGTTCATTGTATAGTCGATTGTATTTTGTAGGCTGTGTTCCTGTCCTATTATGTAATCTCCAATTTTAGGGTTGATACCTAGTGACATGGTGGTCTTATATTTAGTAGTGCCGTCAACGTCCTTATAGGTTAGGTCTGGTCTAGCTTTAATCTCATCCATCGTTAACCATTCAAACCTACTATCACCGTACACATCTAAGACCGTCTCTACACAATACTTAGACCCTATCTTAAGTTCACATTCTAGGATAGGTAGCTTACTGAATTTATCTGTACTATCACTTACACTACTATACTCAAACTTTAATCCCTTGGCTGCCTTAACTTTATTCCATGGTTGAAAGTAACTACCCCCACTATTATAGGTTGGCTTGTCGGTATTAAGTCTTGCGCTAAAATGTTTCCTAGTGTAATATCTTCCTTCATCGTTACCGTCTGACTTCACTAGGTTACTGTCTAATCTACGAAGGTCAAATACATTATCTCTTTTAGGTGGGTCATAGAATGGGACTATAGCGGTGTACTCTTTTCCCTGTGTCTTCCTAGCACCATATTTTAGGATAGAGTCATAACTTGATACCCTACTAGCCCTACCTACACTGCTTTCATATAAGATAGGCTGCATTAACAAACTACCACTAAATACTAGATAATTAGTCGTGTTCTCATCTGGGGGACTAAATACACCACCGCTCTTATTACCTACATATTCAATCAGTGGGGAACAGTCTCTTAGGTCGTTATCGCTAGGTTTATGTAATTCTGCAGTGTCGCTCTCATTTCCACATATACTTATTACTAAGTAGTTATCAGTGTCAATCTTACTAGTTGGGCTGTTATCTGTTGCCTTAGCTTTTCTCTCTACACTACCAAGTCTAAGCAGTGCAGGGGTTAGTGGGTGGTCTCTTAGGTACTGTGCCACTTTATGCTGATTAATACCTGTTCCGTTCTCATCAACCTCTAACATATCTTCACTCCTACGTAACTTCCATGTCGGGTTATACATTGACCTCATATACCAGTCAGTTTCTGTTAAGGCATCATAAGTAGTAGGTTGTCCCTTTACTGCTGCATTAAAAGCCTCGTTTGCGCTTTTTCCACTACCTTGGCTACTAATTTCAGTGAGTATTAGCTGCTGTCCTTTGTAATGTGATTTTAGGCTGTCTTCTGCTAGTGGTGATTCTATTATTGTATCTTGTCCTTCTAGGCTACAGGATAATTGGAACTGATTTACTACTTCACTTGTACTTAGGCTTGTATCACTTCCTGCATAGTGTGAAGGGTTGATTATAATAGATTGTGGCTGCTTACTGACTACCTCACCTGTCTGTAAGTCTAACCAGTTTATAGTATTACCCTGTACTAGTGTGTCCCAATCATAGATATAAAAGTCTAACCCTTCCTGTCTGATATGTAGGTTAAGATACTGCATGACTTCTTTTAGTAGGTCTTCATTCGTCCAAGTGCTATCCTCATCCTTACCAATTATGAACAACTCACTAATACTTAGCTCTTCAAATACAGTACTTTCCTTTCCCTTAGCCGTTCCTTTAGACTGGTCATATAGTAGCCTTGGTTTTTGGTTGTTGTTTAGGTTTAGTCCCCTTGTGTCAAATATCCTACCCAAGACCTCCATAAAACTAGTACTACCTGCCTCTTGTACCGCCTGCCTATAGTTTAAGGGTACTATATTCTTGTAACTAGTATATTGAAGGGTACTAAGAAAGTCTGTACAGTTAAGGGTAAACTCATCAACACTACTATTAAAGGGTTGGCTAAATGTTGCTGGCTCTACATATCCTGCAAACACACACTCACTACCCTTCCAAATGTTTACTACTATATCTCTAGCAGCACCTGTAAATAGTAAGTCACCTAAGTAATCAGAAACAACTAAGTTAATAGTGGCTGATTTTCTTATTACGTGTTCTGTTATGTCTTCTATACTCTCTTCAATATGTACAGGCTCTGAGGAAAAATATAACCCATCCTTGCCTATCTCCTTAACTTCCCCACTACCACCACTCTTAATTAGGACGGTTAGTAGTTCATCCGATAAGTTCCTAAAATCTCCTCTTAATATCATAGTACTCTCCTTCCTGTCTTACTCTGAACCTTGCTATAGTTACTTAGGGCTAGGTAGATGTCGCTACCCTTTACCCTTACACTACTTACACCTACACCACCGCCTAGGCCTGCAGTATTGTTGTCTAAGATTCTAAATAGGTTTCCTTGTTGTGTATTGGTTAATATCATTTCACCCGCGTTAACTCTTGCTAGGTTATGGTCTCCAACAGTCTTACTACCTTGGAAAATACCACCCTGTGAGAATGATTGTAACTGTGAAATCGTACTAATCATTACTGCCGTACCTGCTGCAATTGCTGCTACCCAACCTATAACGCCTAGTTTAGAATCTTGTGCGGAGGCTTGTGCAAAACCTAATATAATCTGACCTATTGCCTGTAATACTAAACCTGCCTTGGCTGCTGCACTATCTTGTCCTAGTTGTTGTATTGCTTGAGACATAAACACCATACTAGCACCTATCTTCTCACCGTCACTAGCCATTGAAGACCCTAGTATCTGTTGTAAGGCCTTGGCATCATCTATCATCTTAGTAATACCGCTATTCTCAAAACTACCTAAGCTATCCTTAACCTTTTGGAGTTCTTTCATACCATCTACTGACTTCTGTAGCTCCTCAGTAAGTTTAGTAAGTGCAGAAAAATCTAAGCCATCTAATTTCAGTGCCCTACCTAGTTCCTGTCCTAACTGCTTTGCTTTGTCGATTAGTGGGTTTAGTAGCTTATCACTTGCCTCTTTCTCATCCTTTGCCCTTTGGTCTAGTCGTTCTGCATATTCATTGGCATACTTAGCCTGTATATTAGATATAGCTGCCTGTTTCTGTTCCTCTAGCTGTGTGAGTAGTTCAGTGTTACCATGTGCCTTCTCTGCTAAGGTGTCATACTTCTTAATTACCGCTACTATCCCCTCTGCCGTGTCTGCCTTTCTGAGTTCTTCTAGTTTAGTATAGTAGTCGTTGATTAGTTTAAGCTGGTTGTCTAAAGCCCCTTGTGTATTGATTATGTTACTCTTATCAGAACCATACGCATTTTTAAGCTGTTCCTCATCTGTCTTCCTACTACCCTTATTATTATTGACGGTCTCAGTTTCGATAGTCTGTTTTAGGCTCTTTTGGTCATCTGCTATCTTTTCTGCTTTTCGCTTTGCCTCTACTGCTGCCCTCTGTGCCTTGGCTTGTGCTGCCTTCCTAGCTGCCTCTGCTTTTCGTGCTGCTTGGTCCTTGGCTCTCTGTGCTGCTTGGCTTGCTTTCTTGCTTTGTTGGGCTGCCTGCTCTCTCTTTTGCCTCTTTAAGTCCTCTAGCTTATTATATTCCTTCCTGTACTCTTCACTATCTTTCTTTAGGTGCTTAAGTCTATCTTGGCTTGCTACTATCTCCCTATCTATTGAGCTACCCTTTTTAGCGTTCTCAGCCTCTAAGTTATCATTAATCTTCTTAATAGCTGCCTTGTCTTCCCTATCCTTTTTCTCTTCTGCCTGCTTATTTTTCTCTTTGTTGGCTGCATACTTATAATTCCCTATTACATCGTGGCCACCCTTGAAAGCAGATATAGCGTTACTTGCAATCTTATCCCAATCTCCATTAAGCGCATCCCTAACCATACCTACAAACATCTTGATAGGCCAGATCATGTGTTCCCAGATTGCATTTCCTACACCGACTGCAATTACCTTAAATTTATTCCACGCTTGCGCCAACTTACTACTAGCACCTTCCGCCGTCTTAAAGCTATCTGTTATGTCCTCGAATTTCTGATACAGTGCTGCTACTAGGGAAATCAAGATACCTATACCTATAGCAGACAGGGCAACTCTAAGGGCTTTACTTGCTACTGTTGCTGCCCCTTGTGCTACTGTTAATCCACCTGTTGCTACCGTTGCTCCTTCTGTGGCTACTGTATTTGCTGCTGTGGCTGTGGTAGTTTCAGTTGTCGCTACTGCATTAGCTTGTTTAACAGTTGTATTAGCTGTTAGTGCTGTCGTCCCTGCTACCTGTGTTGTTGTATTAGTAGCCTGTGCTGTAGTATTAGCTGAGACTGTAGTAGTTAGGTTTGATTGTTCAACTCCTACTAACCTAAGCAGTGCATGGTAAGCCCTATATGTACCGCTACTTTGGTCCATGAAGGTATTTTGTAGCTGTGTAATACCATTTAATACACTCATAGCCCCTGCTAGTTGGGTTAGGGTTTTCTGTGCCTCCTCTGATTCAACACCAAACAGGGCCATAGCACCAGCACCTACTTGAAAAGCCCCAATCGCACTACTAGCTACATCAGTTATACCTGCTAGGCCTCGTACATCGTTAGCAAAATCACCTACTACTGCCTTTGCATCACCCATAGCGTCCTTGATACTACCTGCCCTTGCTGCTAGTTGCTGGAATTTCTCACTAGCAGGGTCAACGCCTTGTAGCAACATATTAGCTAGCTCGCCTTGGATTGCTTTTAGTTCCCTTTTGATATTACCGCTACCCTGCTTAAATACAGCCTCAGTATTACCTACTTCACTTTTTACTTTATCAATAATGGACTTAAACTGTTTATCATCAAGTCTTATCTTGGTTACTAAATCTTGTGCCATATTCCTTCGCTTTCTGTTTAAGTCTTTCTATGTCCTCCTTGGTTGGTAGTGGGTCTTTATCACCTGTACTACCTTCTAAGTTGTCCCATGGTAAGGGCATAAATTTCCGTGGGTTATTTTCTTTAGTGCCACCCATTACCTTGGCAGATGTAAAAATAGCCTGTCTCCCTATCTCCCAGTCATCCTGTTTAGCCCTGTACAGATTCTTAACTAGTACGTGTAATTCTAACATACTCATCCTGTCTAGTACATACTCGGGGTCTAGGTTGCCTTGGTAGACTAAGATACTAAATACATCTGCCATTCCTAGTTTTTTCCCTTATCCTCACCTTTCTTCTCATCCTTACCCTTAAACTCTGCTTGTCTAGATAATTCCCTTTTCATGAAATCTGTATAGACTGTAAAGATACTAGGGTCTTCATCTAGGCTGTCTAAGAGTTTATCAAATGTAAGGTCAGTGTCTTTGTTACCTGCTAAGATACAACAATACAGAAAAAGGTACTGGTCGCTGAGAGTGTCTAAAGAAAAAATCGCATTCTTCGCAGCCTCAAATAACATCATAGCACGTACTGAGTAGACTAGCTTATATTCCTTGTTGTTAATTGTTACTGTATTCATGATTAAAAAATTATTGGGCTACCTACTACACCCTGTTAAGTTTGGATATAATAGGTATAGCCCTGTTTCATTATTATTTCTTTTATGCTGTTGCCACCTTCTTAAGCGGTCCGACACCTGTGAAAGTAGCTGAGAATGTAGCGTTATCCTCATTTGGTGCACTACATTCTAAGGAGGTAATTAATACCTTGCCTGTATATGTGCCTGTAGTGCTAGGAATCCAACCGCCTTTAGTTACCTCATCTGCCTTAGTCTTATAGTTCTTCTCTAGGGCAAAGACTGCATCAATAGGGGTCTGTGCTGTCATAATATCAAAGAGTTGTTCAAAGCCTACACCTTCACCATCATTTGACATTAGGTTTTCTGTTGACATTTCCCAGCTGATTTTGCCTGCCTGTGCTGATACCCACTTACCACCAGAATCTTTACTAGTAGTTTCTGTAGTATCTTGGCTAATAGAAAGACTGTGACTAGTTGCAAAAGCGATAGACTTTCCATTAATAAAAAGCATTAGGTCACGTCCTTTGGTTACACTTGCCATATTATGTTATTTATTTTTTATATTTACTGTTATACTAAGTAGCTGTAGGAATGTGTCTTCCCTGTATTCCTCGCTAGTGTCTAGTAGTTCTAGGTCTGTTATTTCAAGTCCCCCTATAGTTCTCCCTTGGCTTGCTAGTAAGACATCTACTACCTTACTGCATATTCCTAGCCCCTGTCTATAATCACTGCTAGCTACAATTAATGACATTCTAACCTGTGTATCATAGACTAGCTTATCTTTATTAGTGCTAGGTGTTAGTCCGTCCCTTCGATATACAATAAAAGGGAAACTAGTACCTTTGTCACTTACTAAAGGGAAAATCTTACTTCCTACTTGCCTACTTATTTCCTCGTCTTGTAGTAGGATAGATTTAACTACCCTACCTAATTCTAAACTCTCCATTACTTCTTATTCCATATCTTATCAATAGACTCAGAAAATAACCTACCCATAGAGTCCTCAACTTCTGACATCTTAGCCTGTACAGTGGGTTGGAAAAAACTATGTCGCTTATGAACACCCCTACTAGCACCTGCCTTAGTACGTCTCAATTGTGTACCAAGTTCCCAAAATTTTAAGCGAAAATCAGCCATGATATGCACCTTAGCTACGTCACTATCCCTACTTGGCTTACTATACTTGATACCAGACTCTAGCGTTTTACCATTCCACCGGTTAGGACGGTTATACCCCTTTGTTACAGTTCTGAGACTCTGCCTAGCTGCCTTAACTAATATATCACTACCTTTCTTTAGTGCAGTGTTTTTAGCTTTGGTCTGTTCACGTCCTGTTAGCTCTGTAAACTTCTTAACAAGTTCTTCCGTCCCTGTTAGTTCTAAGTTGTCGTTATTCATTGATTAGCTCTGTTTCTATTACCTTCTTTTGTTGGGCTGGTACTGGAATGACACTTAAGACCCTGTACTTCTTATCCTTGTACATTATATAGTCTGTGTGTTCCTGTATGTTAATGTACTGCCACACTTCAAAAGTAACTTGATAGGTATAGACTAGTTCATCACATACTACCTCTCTAGTCCCTGTCTTATAACCTACATTAGCTCTAGTAGTTGTTAATAGGCGGTGGTGATTAGTAGTACCTCCGAAATCGTCTTGTATTATTTCAGTCCGATAAATTGCTATGGTGTCTCTTAGTAGTCCTGTTCTCATTGCTGTACCTTATCCTTTCCGCCTGTGTATTTCTTACTATAATTCTTGTACAAATCTAGCAAATATGTTAGACTATAGGGTAGCTCTGTGTGACTACTAAAAGCGATAGATTCACGGTTAGCGTATAAGTTAGCTGTTAGAATTAATATAGATTGAACTAGGGGAGGCGGTAATGTTGTCCTCCCACTAGCTTGTATGATATTTTCCAACTCATCATCTATATGTCGTTCTACTGCTAATTCCGCTGCTTGTTCTAGGTCACATAAGTACTCATCGTCTTCATGGAAACTAGAATCAATGTTTAGATGTTTCTTTAGTTGCTGTAAGTTTACGTACATATAGAAACAATGTTAACTATTTAGACTGCGAGCGTACCGTACAGGAATGTCTCTCTGATAATCGCTGCATCAAAGTATGCGTTAACTACTAACCTAATCATACCATTAACCGCCTGTGTGTAGTTATCAACGACAATATCCAGACCGCCCCAACTTCCAATAGCTAGGTTACTGAAATCACCTACTACAAAGGTCTTAGCCTCTACATTTGATGTTGAGTAAACTGGTGTACCGTCCAAAGTGCCATCAGTATAAGCAAGCTGGGCTGTACCTCTAGAACCCTTCATCATATTTCTAAAACTAGCACGTGCAGAAGGTGAGGCAATATATGAAATACCACCGAGTACATTAGCCTCTTCTACCTTTGCCTCAAGACCTACCAAGCCCTCAAAATCTGTAACCTTAGTAGGAGTCTTTCCGTTAAAAATACCTGCAGGGCTTGTAGCTGACTTAGCACCCTTGCCTAAGATAGTAGACTCAAGTTTAGAGTTAATAGCGTTAATCAAGTCCTGCCTAATTGCATTCTCTACACCGATAGAATCCTGTGCAAGCAACATCTTACTAATATCAACATAAGCCGTCAAACGCTTTGGAGTGAGTGTTACATTATTAAACAGTACATTACCGTCTGTTGCTGCTGCTGTCTCACCTGCCCAATTAACATTAGAGCCTGTCATTACTGGAATCTGTGCGTTATTAGTCAAGCCTGTATAGAACTTTGCACCTGCCTGTACTAGGACATTCTTAGCACGGAGAGGCTCAATAATATCGTATAAGTCTGTTGCTACTACATCTACACCCTCACTAGCTACAGAAACTGCTGCTCGTGTTTCCATGGTAGGGATATAAATCTGACCTACAGTATTAAGACCTGCTGCCCTCATTTCCTTCATACCCTCATTACAAACTGCTGCCGTTACATTATCGAGCTGTCTGTTTTCTGCTACATTTCTAATAGCCTTGAGTAAACTAAATCTCTGTTCTTTCATCGTATTAATATTAATATGTTTGTTTGTACGTGCTGAGCGTGTTTCTTCCTTATCTTCCTTGTCTTCACCCTCAACATCGTTATCCTTGTTATCGTCTTCTACTACTTCCTCATCAGACTTCTCTACAGTTTCTTCTCTCTCGTCTTCTGTGTCAGTGTTTTTCTTTTCTACTTCTTCCTGTGTTGGTACTTCTTCCTGTACCTCATCAGTCTTCTCTACAGTCTCTTCCTGTACTTCTTTCTCTTTCTCGTCCTGCATTTCTCTTAGTTGGTTAAGTTTGTCTAGTGTTCTTTGACTAACTGAGGTACTACTATAAGCTGGATTCCAAACAGGGGAGACATCATGTAACTCGTCAATCTTAAGTATCTCCCTGTATTGCCGTCCGTCTGTTCCTGTCGTCCATACCTCGCTACCTTCATCTGTGCTAACTGTAAAAGCGAAACTGCTACTATCAATGTCACCACGTCTAAGGTATTCTAAAAGTTCATCACCCAGATCCGTATTAGGTGCTGTGAAGGTATATTTAAGTCCTTGTTCATCTAGTTGTAATTGTAAGCTACCTGTACCATACTTAGACCTTGCTAGTACTTTGTCTTGGTCATGGTTAAATAGGCAAAATACATCAGACCTCTTTAGTACTTCCTCAGTGATTGCAGAAGGGTTAATAGTCTCATAAAAACCCATGTCTTCACTTAGGCTGTTAAATACTACTGCATAACCTTCTACTGTTCTACTGTCTGGATTTACTACTGGGGTACTTCTGATTGCACGTATTTCTATGTTGTTATCCTTCCTCATCTGTACTACTTGTTAGGTTAGTTTTAGACACGTCATTATAGGCTAGGTTGTGGCTGTCTCCATTTTCAACTGGATTATAACCTAGTTGTCTTCTAACTTCATTGATACTTAGAACACCCATACTAAGGAGACTGTTATAGTACCCTGCTAATTCTGCCTTGTTCGTTCTCAGTATTGCAGTTTCATCTAAGCCTATTTCTAATCCTGTACCGTCTGTTAGTTTCCTGTTTAGTTCCTCCTCTATCATCACAATATAGGGGTTAAGCGTGTAAGTAAGGTATTGTAAGTTAGATTCACCAACACTACTATAACTACTTTTGCTTAAGTCGCCTAAAAGTACGGGGGATATGTTGAAAAATCTAGCTATATCAACTACACTAAAATTTCTAGACTCTAACATCTGAGCATCACTACCATTAATTGATATAGGCTGATAATCCATATTTACAGGCAGGACTACAACTCCGCCTCCTTGATTACCTTGCCCAAATGTAGACCGCCAATTAGTAGATATTGCCTGCTTTTGTTCCTCACTTAGATTACTGTGTACCTTGATAATACCGTTTAAGTTGCAACCATTACTAAAAAAGTTCTCCGCTACTTGTTCTGTCTGTTGTGCGATATTGAGACTCCTTGCTGCATGACTCAGAACACTTATACCCTGTACACCGTCAACACTATACCTAAGAAAATGTAGAATCTCACTAGGTTGTATCTGTCTAGCCCCTATGTATGAACAGGTATAGTAAAGGGTGTTATCTTCCTTCCTATAATTACACTGTACATCATCAGCTGGTAAGTATCTAAGCCCTACTACATCCTTACCTTTTTTCTCAATCAGTACATAAGCATTACCTTTTAATAAGACTGACTGTACTATATTCTTAAGTAATGTATAGCGTGTCATTCTATTGTTAGTAAAGATGTCATAAAGTGGGTGTTTGTCTAGTAGGTCTGTTCCCTTTGTATTCTTTGCCTTGACTTGAATAGGTAGGGTAGCAATTGAATCACTAATAAGGTTAACTGCACAATAGACCGCACTAAGACTCATAGCACTGCCAGACTGATAACCAAAGCCCCATCCTAGACTTTCTGATAAGTTAGGGTTATAAAAGGGTTGGCCTCGTTTTTCTACAGGCTTGTCCCTACTTATATTTAATCCTAGTATTTTCATAGTTAAAAATTAAATCCTGTTATTTCGTTATTATATCGTGGCTGTTCTAAATATTTACCTAGTGCATTAAGAGTTGAGTGTACGCCGTCTATCTTACGTTCACTATTATTATTCTGCTTGACTGGCTTAATATTACCGTTACTGTCTTCCATAATTTCACAATTACCAAACATCCAACTAGTTATTAAGTTCTTATCTAGCTTGAGTGTATTGTTACGTGCAATCATTTCCAAGTGCCTAGTGGGTCTGTTCATGCTGCCTGTAGTTTGTGAATAAGGCTGACAATTAAAACCTCGTTCTGTTAGACGTATTATAAGATATGTGCTTTGCCATTGGTCGTATGAGATACACTCAATAGGTATAGTCTTGTTTATAGCCTGTATGTCTTCAATTACCCTGTTATAATCTACTACATTGCCTTCTGTGATATTTAGATAACCTAGTCCTTGCCAAAATTTATACTTATCCCTGTTGCTACTCTCACTTAGGGCTGACTGTGGCAAGTAGTACCAAGACTTAGAGTAGATTAAGTTGTCGGTTGGTATTACTAAGGTCATTGCTGTTATATCACTTGTACTACTAAGGTCTAACCCTAAGTAACCTGTACACCCTTGAAATATTGGGTCTTGAAGGTCTATAGTAGTCATTGAGTCCTGTATGTATCTACTAGGAATCCACTCACCCCTTTCATTACTACACCAGATATTCATCAATTTTGTTTTATAATTAGTGAGTAATAAAGGGCTATTCTTTGCTTTCCTTAGTTCAGATTGTAAGTAAGATTCAGTAACAGTTAGCCCTAGGTTTGGTTGACACTTTACCCAGTTCTTAGGGTCTTCTATGTCATCTTCCTTGTCTAGTGTGTAGATAGCTGAAAATATACTATCATCTTCTGCTTTACCTTCTAAGATACTTATAAATGTACTTCTAAGTTGGTAGCAGGGATTAGACATATCAAACCCCGCCGTGGTTATATAAAGCATTATTGGGGATTGCCTCATACCTACGCTACTTGAGAGGACATTTGCAGTATTATTAGATTTGGCTGCGTGGTACTCATCTAGACAAAAAGCAGAACAGTTTAGACCGTCCAACTTGTCCGCATCAGAACTAACAACCTTCATAGTAGACTTAGTTAGGGGAAACTTTATAGAATCCCTGTAATAGTTAAAATACTTACCTCTCTTGTCTATGCTACTAATAAAGTTCTTAGACATTGTGAAAGCTAGTTGGGCCTGTGCATAGGAATTGGCTGCGAAAATTACTTGCGCCTCATTTTCACCGTCTGCGATTAGGTGGTATAACATAAGGCCAGCTGCTAGTGTTGACTTTCCACATTTACGGGCCACCTCTATATATACTTCTCTTACGACCCTAGTATTATCTGAACACCACTTAAAGCCGTATATACTTGCTACTACCCATTTCTGCCATTCCTGCAATACTAAGGGCTTACCAGCAAATTTACCTGTAGACTGTGGTAGCTTTTGTAAGAAATTAACTACCTTATCAACTGCCTTAGAATCAAAGTACCTATCTTCTTTTTCAAACCAGCTTAAGTATCTAGAACAAGCAAGACGAACATACTCACACGCTACTACCTTACCATCTAAGACTGACTGAGCATAAGATTTGTACTTCTCATCTATCATTGTGTTATCCTAGTATTAAAGGGTCTGGGTAATTCTGTTTGTAGTCGTATGCTAGTACTTCCTCCCTATTAGTAAGTCTTTTAACGGCCTCTATATGAGTTTCTGTACAGTTCAAGCAGTCAGTAGCGTATATTTCAATGAGTCCTAATAGTTGTCTCCACTGTGCCAAAGAATAGGTAAATGTGTGACCGTGATAAATTTTAGTCATTGTCTCCTTACCTAACTGTTCATGTGCTAAGAGTGCTGCATATAAGATACACCTTTCCTGTTTATCTAGCCACATCTTAAGGCTGCCTACTTGGAACTGATTAATATTATCTGAACTGTCGTAATACCGTATGTCATTAATCTTCTGTTCTATTGCTGCCTGTAGTAGTTCTTCTGGGGTTGGCTCTTTGTGTTCCTCTACTGTTTCTTCTTGGTGGTCAGTGGTTGGGGTTTCTTCTACTGCTTGCCATCCTGCTTGTACTAGTTCTTCCTCAGTTGGGTTAATGATTGTCTTACCGTCTAATTCCAAGTAACCGTCAAATTGGTGTCCTTCTTTAATATATCTTTTCATACCTTATAATGATTGACTACCAAACTCTAATACCGTACCTAAGATAGTAACAGTGTAGATATGATTTGGTAAGATAATAAATGTACGTGGTAGTTTGATGTTAGATGGTAGACTGATTCTAGGTGCTGTACTTCCTGTCTTAAAACTAAATCCGTACTCATCTAGGAAAGGACTATTAGAAGCTGGTGTTAAGGTGATGTTTAGACTTTCTACCTCTTCCCACACATGAAACTCACCGCTCCTAATTGTTACGTCTGTCTCTGTAGGTTGGTGTCTTACTTCCTTACTTCTACCGTCTACACCGTTCCTACCATCCTGCCCTTTCACAAATAAGTCTGTCTTCTTTGTAGTTCCTGTTGTTCTGTCGTAATTATACACGTAATAATCTCCACCGACATAAGGACATTTAGTAGTTAAGTCATTCTGTATCTCTGTCAGCCTACTATCAACCGTTCCTAGTTTCTGTGTTACCTTAGTGTTTACATCCTCTAAGGCACTATCAACCGTTCCTAGTTTTTCCTGGGCTGACCTTGTTACATTGTCTATACCTTCCTTTATCTTTTCTGTCAACTTACCGCTAACAGTATTTTCTATCCTATCACTAACATTACCTAGGGTCTCAGTGTCTGATACCTCTAAATCTGAGTCTATAAAGTAATCTGTAGTAATTAGTCTATCTAGTCCTGTGGTGGGATTATTTACCTTGTAGTTCAGAACACCCCTACCCATATATTGAAGGTGAGGCCAAGATAGATACATATAACCCTCATCGTCTGTAGCTGTTAAAATTGTCCCAAACTTTGGATTAATGGTAAAGAAAGTAACTTGTCCCCCTTCTACGAATCCTTGGGGCTTAATTCTTAACTCGCTGCCCTTGTATAAATGTTCCATATTATCCTGCGGTTAGTTTAGTTATGAAATCCTCTGCACTAAGTTCCTGTTCCTTCTCTGGCTTATCCGCTATCTTACTACTTGCTAGGGGTGATAGTCCTAACTCTTTCACAACCTTTAATATCTGTATCTGATAGGCTGTTTGAATTTGTAGTAAGGGGTGTTTATTGGGGTTGCCGTATCTATCATTAATTAGTAGTCCATCCTTCTTAATTCTTTCCTTACACTGATAAAACATATCTAGTGACTCAGATAAAAGGGATAGGGCTGCTTTCCATTCATCCTTAACTTTCCCATACTCAGACTCTAGATATTTATAGGCGTTGTACATATATTCCTGCACTGACTCCCTAACATCTGGGTATAGGTTTTGTATCTTTTTCTTTGTTATCATTGTTTTTCCTGTATTCTTTGGTCATTAAACAGGTAGTGTGAAATTGCATAGAACATATTAACCGCATAACTATTACCTGCCTGTTTATAAAGTTGTGTATCACTTACTCCTGCCTGTCTAGCTAGTTCTACATCATGTCCTGTAAATCCTTGTAACTTAAATGACTCAGTAGGTGTAATTCTTCTAAGTGGCTCTGTGTGATAGTCTGGGTTAAGTTTCCTAGTACCTGTTTGTATGTAATGATGTGTATAGTAGTTTCCCATTCCTGCCCTTCTATCCGATTTACAGGTTAAGGTCGCTTCTATTGGTCTATCAAATTTTGGCTTAGTTGTGTAGCTAGTATTTTCCCCCAACAGATAAGCCCTGTATGTTGGACTAGTTGAGGTGTTATACTTGCTGTCTACCTTCTTGTCTAATATATCCAATACCTCAGACTGATTATTTATGCTCCATTCTTTCCTGTAGTCCCTGTTAAATACGTCCCTTACCTTAGTTGATGTAAAGGTAAAGTTAGGCAGGTCTAAGGTGGCAAAAATTATAAGCCTGTTTCTATTCTGTGCTAACTTAAAATCTGCTGCATTGAATAAGTCGTAATATACAGTGTAGCCAAGTTTAGATAGGCTTGCTTGAATTGTCCTAAATGTGTTACCCTTGTCATGTGTTAATAGCCCCTTTACATTCTCTAAGAGTACAAAAGGGATAGGCTTGTATTGTTTCTTCTTGACTTCTAGGATATGTACTATCTCATAAAATAGCGTACCCCTTGGGTCTTGAAATCCTGCCCTTTTGCCTGCACTACTGAAAGTCTGACATGGAAAGCCACCAGTTAGTATATCTATATCTAAGTTCCTAGTAATGTAATCTTTAGTTTGATTCCATGCTATTAAGTCACCCATTGCTAAACTATACTTGTGGTTTGGGTGTATTGCTTGGTAGGTCTTCACTGCAAACTTATCAATTTCAGAATATGCTAAGGTTGGAATCTCTAAACCACTGTCAATGTATAATAGTTCAGCTGCCCGAGAAAATCCTCCAATACCTGCAAATAGTTCTAAGTGATTTAGTGGTCTTTTCATATTCTTTCAATTATTACACGCTTATAGATTGTCTTCTCACCTAGCTTTGGATTATTCAACCTATCTACTATCCTAAACTGACTGCTACAGTGCTTAGTCAGAAAATTAACAGGGACACCCATTAACCCTTTATAGTCGCTTGGGATGTCCTTTACTTTATTCACATTGATAGCTGGATAGTTACTGTAGGTTGGATAGTCAGTAGGGTTATAAGTTGCTGTTAGTACTAGTTCCTGTCTTGATACTGGTAGGGTAGTAAACCATGATGTACTACCTAAGTCTTTAACAGTGCCGTCTGGAGTTACATAGTGCCTAAGTGTTGTATGACCTAATCTAATCTGTCCTGCCTTAAACATTGGAAAGATGTTATTATAAGTCACTGCATTTATACAACCTATTACTATAAAATCCTTGTCCTTGATTGTCTCTACAAAGTCTCTGAATAGGCTAAAGGGTGGGTTTGTAATTACTATATCTGCATCCTTTAATATTGCCTTGCTAGTTGGACTATTATAGCTACCGTCTCCACTTACAGCCGTCTTTATCGTTTGTCCGTTTATAAAGTCTAACCTATATGTACCTTTCGGATCGTAATGAGTTGTTGTTAGTCCCTTTAATCCTAGATTTTCATAATTTGTAGTTAAGTAAGTCCAAAACATACTAGCAGAACTATCACAATTACAAACTACCTTCTTTCCTTTTAAGTATGGACTGTAATATACTAGTTCCTTCTCTATGTCTTCTAGCCTTGTGTAGTACTCGTCATTCTTTGCTGCCTTAGATTTATTTAAGCTAGTATTACTCATTATATAATTTTTCTAGTAGATTTAATGAACGCTTAACCAGCTCACACTTTTCACGGTGGTAGTCGTCTGTGGGTAAGTCGTCTGTCATGTAGGAACGGCTTGCAAACATTATATACCTCATTCGCTTTTCTAACATATCTTCTACACCTATTCTATATGCTAAGATGTAGATATGATAGCCTGCTCTTTCTAAGTTTGTTAATCTCTGTCCTGCTTGGTCCTCCTTACCTGTTAACATATCTAAGCTAGGTAAGTACTGTATGTCTTCTCCCCCTAGTTCTGTGTCTAAGTGGGGTGTAGTAGGGTCTGTTATGTCGCCTAGGTATAAAAATTCTAGGTCACCTCTACTACTCTTACATCCATTATAATAAGTCCAAACCCCATCTACTAGGTTTAATATTGGTCTCTTATAGTCTAGTCTTAAAATATCTAAGACTTCATCTAATGTTCTTGTCATAATCTCAAAATGTGTTAAAAATTACCCTCCCATGTGCAAATAAAACTGGGGTGGGGTAAAACGTTGATAGTCAAATAGTTAGGTAGGGGCGGGGGTATAAAGTGCTTAAAATCAGTCTGTTACACTTTACTCTCTACCTCACCCCTACTAATAACTAATATTATCATCTGACTTTATACTCCTACCTAGTACTGTAAGTCTTCCCCTACATTATTACTAGGTGTTGTGTTATTCTTCTTTGGGTTGTGGATAGCGTTATGACATTCCCTACAGATTGATTGAAGGTTATCTAAGTCATACGCTAGTCTATCTCTCTCAACAGGATTACTAGTAGACATAAAACTAACTAAGTGGTGTACATCTTGGGCAACTCGGATTATACCCTTCTTAAGACAACATTCACAAAGGGGTTTCTGTCTTAGTTTAGTATCTCTTAGTTGTTTCCATGTCGTGCTACTATATATTGCCTGTCGTTCTGCTTTTCGTTTGGCACTGTAGGAATCTTTGTTAGTGTTCCTTGGTGGCCTGTATATCGTTGGCATAGTTTATTATTGTTTAGTTCTCAGTCTGTATTAGTAAAGTGGTAAGGGCTAATATCACTACTAACCCCTACCTAATTATGACAATAAACTATTACAGATTGAAAACAATTTCTTTCTTACTTATTAGGATTCTAGGGCTTGTAGACTGCAATATTACATACTTCCCTATTATCCTCTCTACTTATTAGGATTGTAGGGCTTGGTACTTGCAATATTGTACACTAGAATACCCTAAAGTCTAACCAGCTTTTATTAGGTAGTTGTCGTCTTTCTGTCGCCTGCTTAAACCTTTCTAGTACTTCCTCCTTTGTTAGTTCCTGTACTTCATTGTCTAGGGTTGCACGTTCTATCTCTACACCCTTCTTATCCTTTACTGACTTCTCTATCTTCTTCATTGCTGCTGTCCTCCTTGATTAAAGTTTATCCCACTTGCCACTAAGACCTAATAGACTGTTCTGTATCTTAATGTTGTCCTCTTTCTCATTCCCTGTTAACCCTAGACTTCTTAACATAGGGTCTGATTGGTAAGGGTCTGATTGATTAGTTGTAGTTGTTGGGATTGGATTGCTTGGGGTATTATCTACAGGCTCATCTACAATACCTGCTAACTTCTTCCTCCTTGCCTCTAATACCATATCCCAAAACATATCATTACTACGACCGTCAAATGTGTAGAGGCTTAAACGCTTAGACTCATCATTATACCTAACATTCTCTAAGGTAGATAAAAACTTCTCCCTAGCCTGTTCCTTCTCCTCCTTCTTACTTAGCTTAACTGTATCATCCTTCTTATTAGTCTTTGGTTTGCTAGGTAAGATTGTTTCCCTGTTATCCTGTACATCACCGAATAACTCCTTTTCAAGTTGACGGCTATACTCTCTTCTAGCCTCTTCTGTCATTGTCTCAGTCTGATTTAATACTGCTGCTGTCATATCTATTTAATGTATTATGTCCTAGGTTGAATACTAAGACGGTTAATTATTATGTTATCCTTGTTTTGCCAATAAGACCTACTATTAATTCCTTGTTTTGCCAATAGA